TAGGTGATGAGCCAGTATAAATAAAATTACAAGTTTATTATGAAGAAATATATATTTAATAGTAGTATGCCACGAAGTGGTTCAGAACTACTACAAGTGATACTACACCAAAACCCTTCCATTTATGGTTCTGTAACTAGTCCTCTATGTGAATATATCACGGCTATAAAACAATGTCAACAAAATTCTGAGGTAAAATCACAGCCAGCTGATCTAATGAAAAAAGCACAATTATCTGCTTCTAGAAAGATGATTGACGGCTATTATGATGCAATAACAGATAGAACAACAGTAGTCGATAAAAGTAGACAGTGGATGTGGAACTATGATTTACTTGAACAAACTCTAGGCACTAAACCTAAAATGTTATGTATGATTAGAGATTTAAGAGATGTATTTACCAGTATGGAAAAAAACTGGAGAAAGAATCGTCATTTACCACAGGGGCCTGAAGATTTAACCACACTAAAAAATATGACAGTAGAAGAAAGAATAGCCACTTGGTCACACGATAATCCAGTTGGTTTTTCTACACAAAGATTAAAAAGTGCTGGTGAATTAAATCAATTACAAGATGTGTTTATACTTAGATATGAAGATTTAACTACATATCCCGATGAGTGTATGCAAAAACTGTATGAATATATAGAACTGCCATACTATCAACATGACTTTAACAATATAGTAAAAGAAGTAGAAGAAGACGATCAATGGCATGGTATATTCGGAAATCATGAAGTAAAGAAACAATTAAAACCATATCAATCAGATTATAAAGAAATATTAGGTGAAGAAATAGGTAAAAAAATTATTGAAGGGCATGAATGGTTCTTTAAAAAGTTTTATCCTGAGGCATTATAAGTTATAAATAGAAGAAATAACGGAGATTTTATATGTTTGTATTCCCAGTAAAAGCACAAGTAGCAGATTCAACAGTAGCAGCTTCATATAATACCAATAAAGTGTATGCAGTAAACACAGGTGCTGCAGGAAGTGAAAGATTAATCACTATTAAAAAAGGTTCAATTACAGTTGCAAGTCTTACACTTGAAGGTCAACATGCAATGGTAATAGGTAAACACCGAACTCATACTATTGAAGCAGCTCATGCAGAAGTTCTGTTTACAGTTTGTGGTACAGCGAGTAAATAATAATGGCAAATCCAAACTCTAGACAAACATTAATTGATTATTGTTTGAGGGCTTTAGGAGCTCCTGTAATAGAAATTAATGTAGATGATGATCAGTTAGAAGATCGTATAGATGAAGCCATACAATTCTATCAAGAATATCATGGAGATGCTGTAAGACGTACACTCCGTTATCACAAACTTACAGCAGATGAAAAAACTCGTGCAAACGACTCACCTTTTGGCTCAACTAGAAACTCACCTGAGTTTAGTATGTATATTGATATACCAAATCACTCAAATATGCTTTCTATAAATCGTATTTTACCACTACATGATTCAGGAACAACTAATCTTTTTTCTATTGATTATCAATTACACTTAAATGATATATTTGATCTTGGTGGCCCGTATGGTGGTGGACTTATTAATTATGAGTTAACTAAACAATATATGTCACTGATCGATAGAAATATAAATGGTGTGTTTGAACCAATACAATTTTCTAGACATAAAAACAGAATTTATTTTTATTCTGATACTTTAAGAAGCAGGGCGGTAAATACTGTTCTTATCTTTGATGGATATGAGATTATAAATCCTGAAACATATACAGATGTTTACAACGATTACTTTTTAAAGAAATATGCAACAGCTTTAATTAAAAGACAATGGGGATTAAACCTAATCAAGTTTGAAGGAATGCAACTTCCTGGCGGTGTTACTATTAATGGAGAAAAGATTCTTACTGATGCTACTGAAGAGATTGCTAAACTTGAAGAAGAGATGTTTCTTCGATTCGAAGAACCCCCACACTTTGTAATAGGATAATGAGATGCCCCGCAATGTATACTTCAGCCAAGGAACATCATCAGAACAAAACCTCTACGAAGATATAACGATAGAGGCTTTACGAATTTATGGGCATGAAGCATACTACATTCCTCGTAAGATTGTAAACGAAGATCAGATTTTTGATGAGGATCAACTAAGTTCTTTCGGTTCAGCATACATGATAGAATCTTATGTTGCTAATACTGACGGTTACGAAGGAGAAGGTGATCTTCTTACTAAGTTCGGTTTAGAAATACGAGATCAAATCACACTTGTTATATCTAATAGACGCTGGGAACAATTAATTGGTAGACATATTGCAACAGATCAAAGTCTCGATAGAAGTGTAGTTCGTAGACCAATGGAAGGTGATTTAATTTATCTTCCTTTTGTTAAAGGTCTTTTTGAGATTCAGTTTGTAGAACAAGAAGACCCATTCTATCAATTACAAAATCTTCCAACCTTTCAACTTAAATGTGAATTGTTCGAGTATGGCGGAGAAGATATTGATACTGGTGTTGATGCAATTGATACATACGAAACACAGTTTGCAACTAGAACACTATTAGGTCTTGGTGCAGGAAGTGGTAATTATATTATTGGTGAAGATGTAACACAAGATCACGGTAGTGGAGTTACAGTAACAGGAGAAGTTCATTCTTACGATTCTCCTATTTTATCTGTTTATGGTACGACTTCAAGATCATCTGATACACCATCAGGTTTTGGAGTAACAGCTGGCTCAGTAGGAAATATTATAGGTTCATCTTCAAGTGCATCTTATGCAATATCAACCTTATCACCAGAATCAGCTAATTCACCGTTTGCTGCAATGAATGATAATGATGACGATGCAGATAACGAGTTCTTTGAAACTATCGGTAATAATTTTATAGACTTTTCGGTATCTAATCCATTTGGAATACCAAACGTAGTAGGATAATATGTTAACAGGAATACATTTTTATAATCAGACTGTTAAGAAAGCTGTATCAGTTTTTGGTACTCTTTTTAATAACATAAAGATAGTTAAGCCAGGTAAGGCTGAAACTCGTGTACCTATTGCTTATGGGCCTGCACAAAAGTTTCTTACTAGACTACAAGATGCTGGTGCAGACACAGATCGTATTGCTCTTAAATTACCTCGTATGAGTTTTGAAATTAATAGTATGGAATATGATGCTGAAAGAGCATTAAATAAAATGAATAAAGTAACTTCGTCTACTGGTGCAACTGCTAATAAAACAGTTTTTCAAGGTGCTCCATATAATATTGGTTTTACTTTAACAATCATAGGAAAAGATCAAGATTCAGTATTACAAATTTTAGAACAAATACTTCCAACATTTAGGCCAGAATATACTATCTCTATTAAAGATATGATAACAACAGGGAAAAGTATGGATGTTCCTGTAATTTTAAATTCAGTTACACTCGAAGACGACTATGAAGGAGACTACACTTCTCGTAGGGTTATAACATACGCACTTGATTTCACAATGAAAGTAAACTTTGTTGGAAAAGTTGTTGATTCTGCAATTATCAAAACAGCACAAGCATTTATACATAACTCACCATCAACTGTAGATATAGTTAAAAGTAATAGTCCACTAAGTGGTGTACAATCTTTGTTAGACTCACCAACTGATTCTCCGAACCTATTTACAGCTGTAACCACTTTTGGATTTTCAAACGTAAGTCCGAGTAGATAATGAAAAAAGATGAAATAATGAAAGCACTGGAAGGTAATATGGATATTCTTCCAGCTAAAAAGAAAACTGTAGAAGATGCAGATATAGTTCATGATACAGAAACAGATGTAGAATTTGTTCGTGATAATCTTAAAAACCTTATATCTAAATCTAGTGAAGCCTTAGAGCACTTATCAGTAATAGCACAAGAGACAGAACACCCAAGAGCATTCGAAGTTCTATCTAATATGATAAAACAAACGGGTGATTTGACTACTGAATTACTAGATGTTCAAAAGAAAAGAAAAGATATTACTCAGGAAAAGAATCAGGTCGAATCAGGTCGAACTACAAATAATGCTATATTTGTTGGCTCTACGAAAGAATTGCAACAAATGTTGAAGAAGGCTGAAGATGTCACAGAGGAGTAATGGAGGCTATCTTGGCAATCCACTGATTAAAGCAGATGGATTTGTGCACGACTATACTCAAGACGAGGTTCAAGAATACATGAAGTGTTCTAAAGACCCAGTATACTTTGCAGAAAACTATATTAAAATAACAACCCTTGACAAGGGATTATCGGAGTTTAAACCTTATGATTATCAAAGAGATATGTTCGAACATTTTAACGACAATCGTTTCTCGATTGTTCTTGCTTGTAGACAAAGTGGTAAATCGATTAGCTCGATTATCTACATTCTTTGGTATGTTTGTTTTAATCCAGACAAGACTGTAGCAATTCTAGCAAACAAAGGTGCTACGGCACGTGAGATGTTAGCTAGAATAACATTAGCTTTAGAACATCTTCCATGGTTTTTACAACCAGGCTGTAGAGAGCTAAACAAAGGTTCTATTGGATTCTCAAATAATTCAAAGATTATAGCATCTGCTACATCGGCTAGTTCTATTCGTGGTCTTTCTGTTAACTTACTATTCCTTGATGAGTTTGCTTTTGTTGAAAATGCAAATGAGTTCTATACTTCTACATATCCTGTAATTACAGCAGGTACAGAGACAAAGGTGATTATAACATCTACAGCAAATGGTGTCGGTAATCTGTACTATAAACTGTACGAAGGTGCTACTCAAAACTTAAACGATTTCAAACCATTCAGAGTTGATTGGTGGGACGTTCCAGGCCGAGATGATGAGTGGAAACGTATGACTATTGCTAATACTTCTGAACTTCAGTTTGAACAGGAATTTGGTAATAATTTTATTGGAACATCTAATACACTCATATCATCAAATACTATAATGGGTTTACAGGCTAAAACACCTATTAAAAGAAGTACAAAAGGCGTTATTTATTATGAGAAACCAATCGAGGGTGTACTTTATGTAGTTACCGTAGATGTTTCTAAAGGTCGAGGACAAGATTATTCTACATTTAATGTAATTAAAGTTACTGATAATGGTTATTTTCAAGTAGCTACATTTAGAGATAATATTATTTCACCACTTATATTACCTGATATTATTATGTCAATTGCAAAAGAATATAACGAAGCACTTGTAATTGTAGAAAGTAATGATGTTGGACAGGTTGTTTGTAATGCAATATATTACGAATATGAATATGAGAATATGTTTGTTGAGTCAACTGTAAAATCATCAGGTGTTGGTGTAACAATGACTAAAAAGATTAAACGTATCGGTTGTTCACA